CTCATACATTATCATTTACCGCAAAAACCTACTTGTTTGGCCCAGTTGCAGATTCTAGTTCTGGTCTTATTAAGAAAGTTCAAGTTGATTACGCAACTGATACTAATACAAGAGTTGCAACAAGGTCTAAGAGATATGTTGCTACACCAAGAGCTCTTAAAGATTATAACGATGATGGAGTCACAAGACTTGCAGAAGATATATCTAAGACTCAAATTAAATTCTTAGTTCAAAATACATCAAGTTTAGTTGTAGATACTTACATTGCAATCGGTAGTGAATTGATGTTTATCAAGGAAATTAGTGGGAATAATATTACAGTAAGACGTGGTGAAGATGGAACAACTATAGATACTCATGTAAATGGTGATACAATTGACGCAGTAAATGCTCAAGATGATGCTTTAGTTGAACTTGGTGATGACTTTGGATTCAGTGAGCAGAGGTTTGAATTACCAGACTTTAGAACTTACAGTCCTACAAAAGGAGTAGATGTATGAGTAAATTTGATGAGATAGATGAATTTTTGGACATCGAACCAGTTGATGATTCAAAAAATAACAAAGTAGAAAAAATAGAGAAAAAAGACGACCCAACCCTTGATTATGAATATTCGAGGGGTAATTTATATTCACTAATTGAAAAAGGTCAAGAGGCAATTAATGGTATTTTAGATGTGGCACAGGGAAGTGATCACCCCAGAGCATATGAGGTTGCTGGCCAATTAATTAAAAGTGTTGGAGATACAACTGATAAATTGATTGATCTCCAAACAAAGATGAAAGAATTAAAGAAAGAAGAAAAGGACTCACCAAAAACAGTTAATAATGCATTATTTGTTGGGTCAACCTCTGAACTTTCAAAGTTATTGAAAAACGGAGTTCTAAATAATAAGGTAGAAAAGGAAGAAGAATGAAGTCATTCAAAGAATTTATACAAGAAAGTAGTTTGACAAGACTGAAAAGTAAGTCGGATAAAGGTGGTATGGCCGTTCTTTCTGGAAGTCGTGGAGATAAGTCTGCAAAAGAAAATCGTGCAAGAGCAAAACAATTAGATAAAGATATTCGTGGTAAAGGTTTACCAGGTGCAACTAAAGTTACTGGTAGATATGATGAAAAAGATGATAAAACAGGTAAGGTTACTAAGGTAAAAGAAAGAAGTCACGTTGTAACTTCTGGTAAGATGGGCAAAAGGAAGTTCAAGAAAGCAGTCAAAGCACTTGGTAAAAAATATGATCAAGATGCAGTTATCACACAAACAAAAGGTGGTGGAGGTGCTACACTTAAAAGAACTCGTAAAGGTGCACTACCAAAAAGAAACATACCTATTGGAAAAATGAGACCAGGTAGAACTGGTGAAATGGATACTCGTATTAAGGGTAAGACATTTACTTACGAATCATATCTTCGCATTCAGGAAAGAGGTAAAACATATACGATAGTTCTTAACTGGAGAGGTAAATTAATTACAACTCAAATGTTTATCGCATCATTTAAGAGACCATCAAAGTCAGAAATGACTGCAGAGGTGCAAAAGGTATATCCAACAGCAGTAGTAATGTATTTTAGTCCATCAACTGTAGATCCATCAAAACCAATGTTATTTGCTGGACAAGAAACGTAAATTGTCATGAGTGAAGTCTATCTTGGTAATCCTAATTTAAAAAAAGCAAATACACCAATTCAATTTTCTGCAAAGCAAATTGAAGAGTTTTTAAGATGTAAAAACGATCCCGTGTATTTTGCACAGAAGTATGTAAAGATTGTTTCTCTTGATGAAGGTCTTGTACCATTTAAACCATATAAGTTTCAAGAAAAATTAATTAAAAGATTTCATAAGAATCGTTTTAATATCTGTAAGATGCCTCGTCAGACTGGTAAGTCAACGACTGTGGTGTCTTATTTGCTTCATTATGCTGTTTTCAATGATAGTGTAAATATTGGTATACTGGCAAACAAAGCTGCAACTGCAAGAGAATTATTAGGAAGATTACAGACTGCGTATGAAAATCTTCCAAAGTGGATGCAACAGGGTGTGTTAGTATGGAACCGTGGATCACTGGAGTTGGAAAATGGATCTAAAATC